TTATTTAAAATCTTGTATAGCTTTATCAAACTTCAAATGTTGTTTGTGTGTGATATGAAGATATATTTTTCTAGTAATATCTGAATCACCATGACCAACTCTGTCAGTAATTAGGCTTAATGGATATCCTTCTTCTGCAAGTTTAGAAACATGAGTGTGGCGAAAAATATGCGAAGTGATCTGTTTTTTCCATTTTTGACTAGTAACAAATTTTCTTAAGAATCTGCTTACGGTTAATATGCTTATCGGCCCATGGCTATATTTATTGTGAAATAGAAAATCATCGGCATTTTGGTCTTTAGCAAGCTTTCGATAAATTGAAACTGCTTCTTTAGGTAGGACAATTGTACGATGACTTGCTGTAGTTTTAGTAAACTCTTGTCTTTCATTTCTATGACCATCTGTATTGATTAAAGTTCCTGAAATATTAACGTACCACATATGTGTTTCTGGATCTTGAAAAATGTTTTTTACTAGCAATGCACACCCTTCACCCACACGCATTCCTGTTAAGTAAAGTATTTTAAATAGAGCATATAAATCAGTTCTGTTTTTATCCAAGCAATAATCAAGAACTTCTTTTAGCTCTTTATCAGTTAGATACCAGTTTTCAATTCTTTCTTGTTTTTTAGCACGATCATTTTTAAAGTTAATTTTAACTTTAAGAGCAGGATTTTCTTTTGCGTAGCCAAATTGTATTGCAAAATCAAATAACTTTAAAAATATCACATGATAATGGTGTGCTGATCCATTTGATAGTTTATTTTTATAAAGAATATCATTTATATACGCATTAAGCTCAGTAGTGGTAATAGAGGTAACTGATCTATCTTTAAATTGCTTAGATAGTTTATTAAGATAAGCAAAATAGGTGTCTAAGGTTTTAGGGGCTAATCCTTGCTGGTCTAAGTTATCCTTGAGTTTATCTATTAATTTATCCATTGTGATTTGTTTAACAGATCGAATGCTTAGCTTTTCTTTAATAGCATTTTTAACCTTAATTTCAGCCAAATTTCGGGCGTGTGCGGTGTTTTTAGTAATTGTGGTAGAACTCTTATGCACACCCACAAAAGAGGGATCGGTATATCTAATTGAATATTTAAACTTACCATTCTTTAATGGCTCAACTTGAGGAGTATAATATTTGACCATTTTAAAATTACCTCTATTTCTGATAGAATAGGGTAGACAAAAGGCGTTGAGTTACCAGCTCAACCTTTCATCTATCATATATATGTGATTCATGTAGAATTTGCCTAGTTTGAGGCTACGGACCCGTGAAGTGTTACCAGCGCTTTGCGGGTCTTTTTTGTTTAAGATTTATACTTAAACGTTTTACCACAATCCATACAAATCATATCGATTTTTTTACTATTTTTGCCTGCAAATCCAGCTAAGCTACCAACTCCACCGACTAAAACTGTTCCAGTAACAGCTTTACCTACAGAAAAGGCTTTTTTCTTGCGACCAATTGGCTCTACATTAGTTGATTTGCATTTAGGGCATCGTGGTGCTTTATGAAATAATCCCATTTTAATCCTCCACATATATGCCTCAGGTTTTTCGTCTCTGGCAGTGTGGACGATAAATTATTTAGTCAATAAATTAGAAATAATTGTTGTAATTACGGAAATAACAATGCCGCCAACAGCAGTATACAGTAACCAATTAATCTTTTCTTTATTATTATTTGCTGTATTTTTAACATCATTAACTTTTAATTCAATATCGTTAAAATGTTTATCTACTTCGTTTAATCTTTTATCCATTTGATTTTGCATTTCTGCAAAGTGATTATCCATTTTATGAAGTAACTTTTCTGTAGAAAGATCTATTTTACTACTTATATTATCAATAGCATGATCTAGTTCTTCATGAGTTACATACTTATCTTTATCCATAGGTGGTTCACCTCCACCACTATTATCTCTTCTTTTATTAGATACTTATACAAGTTGACCCTGAGCACCAGTGGTTTTAGCATCTTCAAGTAAATGTAATTGTTGTTTGTTATCCATTTTTTGGCTCCTGGAAATATACTGATGTAGTAAAGAATGTACCTTCATCAATAGATGAGTTTGCTTCAGGATATTTTGGCTCTTGGAACGTCATAGAAAGTTTGAAATTTAATTGTTTAAATGAATACAGTTTACCTTCAATTACTACATCTGATTGCACATTGGTGTTAAATTTAACTTGTGTAAGAATGTTAGATCCCTTTCTAACAAAATCAGTTAAAGGAACTTTTATATATTGTTGTGAAATATACGAAGCTGGGACCGGTTCAATATCTTGAGCACCCTCAATAAAATCTGGCGTTTCAACGGTAAGAACGATATATGAATTAAAATGAGAAGGATGAGTATACGTACTAATTACTTCTAAGGAAAAGAAATAACCATGTTCATAGAAATTGTTCCTTTATTTTCTTCATTTAGCTTTATTTCATAAATTTTGTTGTTATTACTATCTGTAAAATCGAGGGATAGTAAATTAGGTAAAAACTTTCTCATGATTATCATGCTTTCTAATTAAAATTATTCAGACTCATTCTTAAACTCTTGTGCTCTCTGATCTTTTGCTTTTTGGGTAAGGGTGCCATCAGGATTTGTTAACCCATTTTGTCTAAGCCATTCACTTTGACCTTTAACCCACGAATCAGCTGAACCGTCAGGATTAGAACCAGGAGCGTGATCTTGACCTGGCATTACAGGATTGCCCTTAGGATCATAACCGCGCTCTTTGTTGATTTCGCCTTGTGTCTTTTGTGGCTGTTGTTGAGTAGCAGTATTTTGCGTTTGATTTTGGCTATTAGCAGTAGAAGATGATTGTTTAGATTGTTGAACATCCACATTAGTTGTTTGTTTAGGTTGTGATTGTGAATTTTCCTTTGGTTTAGTAGCATTTACAGATTTCTTACTACTTTTCTTGCGTGGTTTATTTTTATTGACTTTAGTTGTTGCTTCATCTGCTTGCTTTGCATTACTTGAGTGATGATTAGAAAAACCTAATGCACCAATTGTTACTCCAACTAAAGCAATAACACAGAGGGAAATAATTTCTCTTTTCATTTTAATTCTCCATGACCGTCCGAGAGGGCGGTTTTTATTTTGCAGCTAAATACGTAAAGCAATGGTTAACACTTCACGGGGGCCGGTTTGTGTCTTATAGATTTAATAATTGCTTTTTCTTAGCATCAAATTCCTCTTGAGTAAGAATACCGTCATCGAGTAAAGATTTTAATTTTCTTAATTCTTCGTCTATATCATTTGTTGACATAGGCTGACTAATTTTAGAAGCATTTTTATGATACTCTTCAATTTTTTCTTGAATTAAGTTTTTTAATTGTTCCACTTCTTTATTTTTATTAGGTCTAAAAGGAATTGCAGTATTTCGACCATACGCTGAAAAGGCAAAAGTTGGATCTAAGCCACCTAATCCACCATTATGCTGAGAGCCAGCTATAGTATTAAGTTCAAATTTACCACCAAGAAAAAGGGTAGCTTTTCTAAATGAAACTGAGGCAATTGCCCAATAAGGAATTTCAGTTTCACCTAATGTTCCTCTATTAGCTAAATTTCTAAGTCCCTTTCGAGAGATAATGACACCTGTATCATTTGCTGTAATTATAGTATGTTCTGGAATTTTTATTTCAACAATCATAATATTCTCCTTTATTTAACAGCTAAGTATGTATCTATAAGGTAGTAATGCTTTTTAGGGATGCAGAAAGCATTGGCAAACTGATAATAAGTATCGAAGTGCATATCGGTTTCTCGAGCACACTGTAGAAGTAATTTAATTGCTCCTAGGTTTGCATCACTCTCACCAGATTCCACACCTCTACGAGCCAAATGAAAATATTCGGCAGATCCATATAACACATGACAAATTTCATGCGCTGTAATGAATGGTAATTCGTTTTTGTTATGCCAATTAGTGTTGATTATAGCCATTGGAGGAAACTCCCACGAATCGGAAGGAGCATCCGGTGGTAAATTCTTATCGAAAATTATGCCTATGCCATGATCCATTGCATAATTACTTAGCCATGCCAATACATTATCCATTAATTATCATCTCGTTTTTTTAAAATTTCTGGGTGTTGCTTAATGTATTGTTCGGCTAACGCTTTATAGTAGTCCTTCAATTCATCTGGCACAGATCCACCATACGGCATATCCAAGTCTAACCAGGTAAGGGTGTCATCAGATAAGGTAGAAGAATCTGGAATTGATGGATTATTAGTGCGACCTAGCAGATAGTCTGTGGTTGTATGAAGAATATTTGCAACTTTTGCTAAGTCTGTTCCTTTAGGATCGTAGTTTTTCCATTTATAAATAGTATTGATCCCAATTTCAGCCTTTTCTGCTACATCTTGAAGACTTAAATTGAGTTTTTTAGATAATTTTTTTATCCGCTCAAATGTTGTCATATCAGGGTTCTCCAAAAAACGGCAAAAATAATTTACCCAATTCTACTAAAAATATATTGCATAAATTACCGAATCGGGTTATTATAATTGCGTAAGTTAAATCAATAGAAAAAAACGTGTATCTAATAAATGCAATTTAATTGAATGGGGATTCGCTTAATCGCTTTATTTAGTACGCCTATAGTTTACCCTATTTGGTAAAATATGCAACACTTTTTCTATGTTTTTTACTTACATGAATAAATAAGCAGGAAGTGAGTAGAGATGAAAAATGATCCGAATATTGGAGAGGGTTGTGAAATTAAGCAGACACCACAAGGTGTATACGTTGATGGAGTTAAGCAAAAGGGTGCAATTGATGTGCAAATAAAAAAGAACTCCCGTCAATGGACAGAAGTTCAAATAACCTATCGAGCACATTCGTTTTTTAAAGAAAGATTTTAGCGATTGTTCGCGTGATTGAAGGGACAGTTATAGGGATTCCTTCCTCTTTTAAAACTTTTTTGACTTTATTCCAATAAGTGTCTTCAAGGATTGAGTCAATAAATTGGTGCCCGGCAGGTGTTATGTCATGAAGATCAAAGTAATAAGTATTTGAAAAATCTGCTTCAACCGACCCATCAATCAGTCCACCATCAATAGCTTGTTTTAGCGAATAAATTGCATCTGACCGTGAAAAGCCTTTTTTAACTACATTATTCACAATAGTTGATTGTTTAGGACGGAGAGGTTGATTTTGCATTTCAATCATTACTTGTCTTAGGGCTTCGTAATTTAATTTCATAAAATTCACCTCCTCTCATAAGGTGATAGAAAAATTATAGCAAAGGAAAGATTGAAAAGAATAAGGAGGTAAAAAACAATGAAAGATCCATTTAAAGGGATGACTTTCAGTGAGCCAATATCATTTAAAGAGTTTGTAAAATCCTATGATAACTATTTAGATCATTGTTCAGGCGTGTCTAGGAACATTGATAATACAATCCAAAAAATCAGTTCTCAAAGATTACTTCAAGAACTGATTAATAGAAAAGTCTTAACTGAAATTCCAGTAGGTCCATATAAAGAGTTCGAGCTTAGACGAAAATATCAAAATCGAGATAAGCCTATTACTTACGATAGTGTGTATCTGCTAAATAGTTCTGAAAAAGATTTTTAATTACCTGATAATCTCAGTTTACAGAAGACGAGGTGAGAATAATTGCCGAGCAAAGTAAGGCACATCAAGTTTTATAAATACTTCAAAGAATGGGTAGATACATACAAAGTAGGCCAAGTTCGACCAGTAACTCTAAACAAATATTATTTAGTTGAAAAACGCTTGAAGGAACTTGTGCCTGATTTAGATCTTGGAGACATGACTAGAGCAGATGTTCAAAGATTAATCAATGAGTATGGTAAAACGCATGAATATTCAACTGTTTTAGATTTCTTGCATCATATTCAAGCTCCATTAAGGGATGCAGTTTATGAAGGCTGGATTGCAAAAGATCCTACTTATAAAGTACATGCTACTTCGCAAGTTAAACATAAAGAAACTAGGTTTAAGTATCTTGAATCAGATCAAGTATCAAAACTTGTAAAGGTGCTTGAAAAAGATGATTCACCTGAAGCTCTAATGTTTCTATTTGATTTAAAAACAGGCTTGAGATTTGCAGAAATTTTTGGATTGACTCCAAAAGATATCGACTTAAAGAACTTAACACTCTATGTAAATAAAACTTGGAATTATAAAGAAAAGGTCGGAGAATTTCAGCCCACCAAGAATAAATATTCTAATCGGGTTATCTCTATTGACTGGCAAACAGCCAATATTCTCCAACGTATGATGCAAGGTTATGAAGAAAATGAACCATTTTGGTTGAATAAACTGCAGAGTAAAAATGGCCGAATTTACAATTCAACTTTAAATCAAAAGCTTACCAAGTTTTGCAAAGAAGCAGCTGTTCCTAGAATTTCAATTCACGGTCTAAGGCATACGCATGCATCACTTTTAATTTCAGCTGGTGTATCTATTCAATCGGTAGCCAAGAGGTTAGGGCATGGCAACACGGAAACGACTCAACGAGTTTACATCCACTTGCTTGACGACCTTCAAGAGCGTGATAACAACAAAATGATGACAATTTTGACAGGGTTAGGTGCTTAATATGCAGTTTGACGTTAAAACAGTTAATCAAATCTTAGGTATTGATGATGCCTACAAAGCTCCTGAGAAACTACTTAACTTAATGCTCGATGATAACAAGAGAGTAGCAATTTTTAAAGAGTTTCTAAAAGTATCAACTGATCTAAGTTTTGATTGGTTTCATGAATACTTTGAAGACGAGCAAGCTGAACGCAAAACTAAGAAACAAGATTTTACTCCTGATGGTATTGCTTTATTGCTGAATAAATTAACTTCTAAGACTAATGGTTATTACTATGAGCCGGCAGCCGGAACAGGTGGAATTTTAATAACTAGATGGTGGCAAGATTGCCGAACTGATCCAGTACATCTACATGATGGGAAACTTAGTGAATTAGCTTGGATTACCTATGATCCACGAAATTACTGGTATCAGGTTGAAGAGCTAAGTGATCGAGCAATTCCATTTCTGCTCTTTAACATGGCAATCAGAGGAATGAATGGAGTAGCAGTTCAATGTGACTCGCTCAGTCGAGAAGCAAAAGAAGCTTACTTCATTAGGAATGATACGGATAACCTGTTAGGTTTTAGTGAAGTCATTAAAGTTCCTAAAACAAGTGATTTTGAAAAAGAGCTGAATATCAAATGGAATTAGGCAAGAGAGAAATTCACGATCATGAGCGATTTATAAATTATGGTCGAGAACATAGATATTCCAATGATTGGTTCCTTAGAAAGGCTTCTTATTTAGGTGAAGACTATGAATTACTAACTGATTACAAGGGCTGTAAATATAAGGTAACTTTTTATCACAAGAAATGTGGCAAATTGTGGACCGTTAGAGCTGGTGGCGTAGTTTTAGATCATTATCATTGTGTTCACTGTTTCAGAAGTAGAGGAGAAAGAAGATTAATTAAATTTTGCAAAGATAATAATATTGAAATTTTATCCGAATACGCTGGCATGAAAGCAAAAGTTAAGTTTAAGCCTAAAAGTTGTAACCATGAATTTTATAGATCACCTTCTGACTTAATTTGGGGAACTAAAGAATGCCCATATTGCAATGGACTTAGGCCTAAGGAAAACGTTAACAGTTTCATTCTTGAATTTATTAAATGGAGAAAAATACATGGCTGGACGCAAGCTGATATAGCTTATCAGTTGAAAATGTCTAACCATACCATCTCAGACCTTGAGCGTGGATATAAAGAGCCAAACAAGGAGCAAATTTCTCTTTTTAAATATTACATGGATTTTTATAAATAAGAAATGGCAGGTGAAACGACTTTGAACAATTTAGTAATTATGAAAGATCGTCAAGCTGTTACAGATAGTTTGAAAGTGGCTGAATCATTCGAAAAAGAGCATAGAAATGTATTAAAACGAGCTAGAAATTTGACTGCTCAAAATGGAGCAGTCGAAAAAATGTTCTTCGAAAGCACTTATATAAATCAACAATGTCATGAACAGCCAATGATCTACATGAACCGAGATGGGTTCACATTATTGGCTATGAGTTTTACAGGTAAGAAAGCTTTAGATTTTAAGCTTAAGTACATTCAAGCTTTCAACAAAATGGAACAACAAATTAGAAATCAAAGCGAACGTCCAAAACTAATGCAGAAAGAACGCATTGAAATTTCTAGACAAAATGCTGAGACCAGAAAAGCAAGCTTACTTTATCGAGTTGCTAAATCAATGAAAGATACCAAAAAGCAGCAAGAGTTACTAACTCAAATTGCAAATGACTTGATTGGCGAACCAGTTAAGGAAAAACAGCCTGAACCCAAGAACTTCCACACAGCAAATGAATTAGGCAAAATGTTTGGAACTAATGGCTGGGGAGTGGAGCAGATGGCGCAAAAGTTAAAGTTGCAGGCTCCAGTTCCAGAAAGCAATAGGTTTGGCAAGTGGATTCAAAACGGTGATTTTCCAGAATGGCTTTACACTGATGCAGCAATTCAACAGATTGAACAATATGGATTTTTGGTTAAGTAATGGAATTTAGAGAGCTATTATTTCACGATGCAAGATTAACACTAGATAAGTTAGAGCAAAGTGGAAATAAAGATGAATTAAAAAGATATGCACGTTTAATGCATACCTTAATAAATGCAATTGAAAAATTTAATAGTAAGAAACTTTAAAGAGTGAGGTGAATAGAATGCCATCAACAATGCCGGGACGAGAATTAGTAAAAAAATACATTAAAGAAAATTCTATTAGTATTGCTGACTTAGCAAAGGTATATGGCTTGAGTCGACAAGAAGCAACAGATTACATTTCAGGACGAATTCAAAGTCCAAAGAGTAATCAATTTATTTTAAGTATTATCAAGGATTTCAAGATTTAGAGGTGCTTAAAATGAGCGAAATTTTAACGCCAAAAGAAGTTCAAAAGAAATATGACTGGTCATACATGACTTGGTACAGAAAACGTGAGGAGTGCTTAGTGTCTCCGTATAAAGATGCAATTGTAATGGAGAGCCAGCGAAGATGTCATGTTAAGGCTAAAAGATTTGAAGAGTTCCTAGAGTGGAAATCGCAACAAATTTATAATGAACAGTTTGGTTTAGTTTAGGAGTTAATTATGAGTAAGTGGATTAACAGCAAGATTAACGAATTTATGGGCACTGATTTCACTATTAGAGAAACAGAACTAGCAACTATGTTTACTGCAATTCTAGCATTAGTTTCATTTACATTCGTTATGTATAATGCAATTTTTCCAAATATTTAAGAGGATCTTTATGAAAGAAAGTATATAACAACTTGGTCTGTAGTTATCACAATAATTTTAGGTGTAATAAGTCGAATGTTAGACATACCATTAGATATTTTTACCCTGACTTTAGTTGTATGGCTAATGTGTGATACCGAATGGAGATACAGGAAAAATGAAAAAAAATAAGTAATTTACTACAAGGGATTAAGCATACCAATCCTTTGAAAGAAAGTAATGAAGCAAAACTGCTGTGTAGTAACGCATTTTATAAATACAGAGAGGTGGTAGAACCGTGGAAGCAAAAACAGGCAAAGAGTTATTAGGCGCAATTCACGATAACGAAAACATGGAACGTCTTAATCGGCTAAAGGGTACTGACTCATTAGCGGTATGGTGCAGCGACAATCTGTACATCATTAGTAATTCAGAAATGGAATCTGATTTTCATACACCAGCCGAATTTTTAAAGTATCGTTTGAATTTACTAGGAACATCTGATTTTTGTGACGAGATAGATACAACCGAAAAAAATTTCTTTGAAGAAGTCCTAGATGCAATCGACAATGAGTGGACGGATGACTACATCAAAGAAATCCTGACAGGTTGCTATCACATGGAGGATTTAAGCATATGTTAGATGAATTTCAAGAATGGCAATATGAAATCAAAGAAGAGATTGAGACTTGGACGGATAGTTTGGTTAATGAGGCTCTTAAGCAGGGCAACGGCAAGAAAGCCGAAAGGTGGCTAAAAAGCAAGCGTCCAGATTATCCAGATAGCTATAATGGCAAGCCCAAAGAATACTTTACAGTCATTATTAAAGGAATCTATGATGAAGCAATTCATAAAGTACGTGATATAGCAATGGAACAGGAGTTTAGCGATGCCAGCATTTAAATGGGACGAAGATAAAGGTACAAAGTATCGTTGGTTAGTCTATGGTGTTCCAGGCGTAGGTAAAACTACTTTGAGTAAATACTTAAAAGGCAAAACTTATCTGCTTAGTCTTGATGATAGCTTCCACAGAATTGAGTTCTGGAGAGGTAAACCACTATGGCATATTGATCCAGAAAAGCCAATTGAAGATCTAGCCGACTTTGTAAAAGATTTTAAGCCAGATAAATACGATAACTTGGTTATTGATAACGTTAGCAATTTGCAAAAGCTTTTCTTTATTGAAAAAGCTAGAGAGACCAGAACCGGCTTAGATAATAAAATATCTGACTACAACGAATGGACCACACTCATTACCAGATTTATTGCTAAGTGCTTTAGCTGGAATATCAATATCCTAGTCACTGCATGGGAAGCACAAACTAAAGTAACTGATCCTAGTGGTCAAGAATTTATGCAGTATGGTCCGGATATTCGACCTAATCCCAGAGATTATTTGATGGGCAACAGTGATTTAGTTGGACGAATGATTCAAAAACCGCAGTCAGGAGAACGGGGAGTCATTTTGCAAGGTTCTATTGATACTTATGCTAAGAATCGCTTAGATGAGAGACAAGGTTGTAAAGCTGATGAATTATTTGAGGTGTCTGAAAAATGAGTTACTGGATAGGCTTGGTTGAACCTGACAGAAAATACAGAGAAATTGACGAGTTTGGCGTTCACTGCTCGTGGAATTTTAAAAACATGATGACACATCTGCCCTGCGGTTGGGTTAGAGATTGGCAAGGCAAACAGGCTAGAGACATGATAGTTTTGGCATTTCACAGTGCTCGACTATTAGTATCACGCCCAGAGCTATATCAGAAATATGAATTAGATCCCAATCGTAATCTAGGCACAGTGGATAATTGCTATGATATCTTAACTAGATGTTATTTCGGGTTTATCAAATATCCAGACGGAATTATCACAATTGATTAGGAGAACAAAATGGAAAACAACAAGGATGTAATTAAAATGCTTGAATATCTTGAAGAAATCAAAAATGCAGTTAGAGAGGGTCAAGTAGATACGTTGCTTGTTTCAGCTTGTGGAGACGATAAAGCGATCTTCCATGCATCGGGTAGTGCAGTTACTTTATTTGGCTTAAACGAGTTGCAATATAAGAGACTTAATAAAGAATATGAAAGCAAAGAACAAGAACGTAGAATCGCCAAACTTATGGCTTCAATTGCAGATAGTGATGACTAATGTATCAACTATTCGATTATCAACAAAAGCTCGTTGATGGAGCACGTAATGCACTAGCAGAAGGTCATCAGGGTGTTCTAATTGTGAGCCCTCCCGGTAGCGGAAAATCAGTAGTAATTGCCGAAATAGCTCGACTGACAACTGAAAAGGGTGGAGAGGTTCTGTTCTTCGTTCATAGAAAAGAGTTAGTAAATCAGATTAAGGACAGCTTTATTAAACAGGGCGTTAACTTGAATAACTGCACAATTATGACGGTTGGTAAGGTGGCTAACAGGTTAAACTACCTACCAAAGCCCAATTTAATCATCGTAGACGAGTCTCAACACTCACGAACTAAAACTTATCTAAAGATATTCAATTACTACTCAGATGTGCCCAGATTGGGCTTTACGGGTAGCCCCTGGCGGTTATCTGGTAAAGGATTTAAAGATATCTATTCAGCAATGATTGAAGGGCCAAAAGTTAAATGGCTAATTAAAAACCATAAACTTGCACCGTTTACTATGTATGGTTACCGATTAGGCGATGATAGCAAATTAAAGCGTGGTTCAGGTGGAGATTATACCAGTAAATCACTCGATGATTTTGGTAAAACAATTATCCGAGGAGACATTATAAAAAGCTGGCAGAAATTTGCTAATGGACGCAAGACGATTGTTTATTGCCACTCAGTACAATTTGCCAAGGAAGTAGCAAAAGCTTTCAGAGAAGCCAATATTAGCGCCTATGAAGCAGATAGTAAAACGCCTGCAAATGAACGTGACAGAATAATGAATGATTTTCGTGAAGGTAAGATTAAAGTTCTTTGCAATTGTGATCTTATTAGTGAGGGGTTCAACGTTCCAGATTGTTCATGCGTGGTATTACTTCGACCGACAGAGAGCTTAGTAGTGTACTTGCAACAATCTATGAGATGCATGAGATACCAGCCTGATAAAGATGCAATTATTATTGACCAAGTTGGAAACTTTACTCGGTTTGGCTTACCCAATGCTGACAGAGATTGGACGTTAGAAGATCGGGCTAAACATCCACAGAGAGAGGGCGGTAGTGATGGACCAGCTATTAAGACTTGCCCAGAATGTTTCGGAGTAATTTTAGCTAGCTGTCATGAATGTCCGCTATGTGGTCACAGCTTTGAAGCCGAATTTAGAAAGCTTGCACAAGATCGACGAGCTGAATTAGAAAAGATCAATCTTAATGCAAAAGAATTGCGAGAGCGTAAAAAGAAGGAACAGAAGCTATTGCTTCGTGATCCCAGCACGTTTACAAGTTTAAAAGAATTTGCAATTTATGGAAAAGCCACAGGTCATAAGCCAGGTTGGGCGTGGCACAGAGCTAAAGCGAAAGGATTAGTTAAGTAATGTTTGTAATTTTTGATAAAAATAAAAATTCCTTTGTAAAGGAAATTAATGAAAGAATCGTTAGTCGAGATTATTACGTTGATACGACTAACAATGTTAAAAACGCATTTAAGTTTACTAGTAATAATGAAGAGCGCTTAAGACACTTTGAAGAGCTTTTAAAGTATGAGCCATATACTTTGGAATTTAGAGAGATTTAACAAATGACCAAAATAAAAAATAAAGTTTATAAGTTCGATGACGAGCATACAGACCAAATTAATGATTTTATTGCGAATCACAACGTCATTCGAACTCACGGATACAGTAAAAATTATGAAGCATATTTAAAGATTTATTACAAAGAAGATAAGGAGAAATAAACAATGGCAGGATTTTTAGATTTTAACCCAGATAACGTAAATTACGAAACTGAAAATAAGCCACTTCCAGCAGGAACCTATGAAATGATTATCAAGTCAGTGGAGGTTAAAGCTACTAAAGGTACTAATCCTCACGAATACTTAAACTTTGATTTAGTGGTTCGAAAAGACCTAGATCAAGTAGCTGAGCTTTCTAAAACTAATGCTAAACAGCACGGGCGTCATATCTTTGTATCTGTTTGGACTTTAAAAGATAGCTCTGGCAATGATAGTGGCAAGTATGATCCTAAAGTACTTAATCATATTGCAAAAGTTGCAGGTGTTCCAGCAACAAACTTTAAGTCAATCGAGGAGTACATGAATGCTTTATTCAATAAACCAGTCCGTACATCTGTTACTGTTCGCGAAGATGAATATCAAGGTAAAAAAACAAAGCGTAACGAATCAACACCAATTTATTTTAAACCGGGGAATGACCAACCTTCATACATTGGCTGGTATAAGACTAAGTACAAGCTTCAAGCAGGGATTGCTCAGCAATTAGCAGATAGCAATCCAGCAACTAAGAATGGGCAAGATCCGTTTCCTGAAACCAATGGCAAGACCTTAACAGATAACGATTTACCATTTTAGGAGTTAAAAAATGATAAAAGTAATGTTGATACTTTGGTATCTATTTGTTGGAGGATTGTGGCTATTACTTTTAGCGATGATATTTAGCGATGCATTTGAAACACCATTCAAAAAAATCCAAAAACAAACAGTGATAGAAGGCATAATCCCAGCGCTTTTCATCACAATAATTTTCTGGATGATTGCTTTAATAGCAAACTTTATTGGAGCAGTAATCCAATGGATCGTCAGCTTGTTTCATTAAGTAGGTGATGCAGATGGAGAAATTTACTTATAACAATATCCCTGAAGAATTACGTAGTTTAAAGCAATGGGGATTGTTTGAACTTAAGTGGATTCCTGAAAGAAATAAAAATACTAAAATTCCAATCAACCCTTATGATGGATCAGCTGGAAAATCTAATGATCCAAGTACATGGTCAGACTTTGATACAGCAGTTCGGGCACTAGAGGAGGTAGAACGAGCGTCCGGGCTCGCCTTCTACTTTGCTAATGGATATGTCGGATTAGATATTGACCATATTGACAGTAATTTAGAAGACTGGAGACAGGGGGACAATGATCCAAATAATTTAGTTAATAAATTTCAAACTTTAACTAATAAAACGTATATGGAAGTTAGCCAATCTGGTACGGGAATACATGCGATCTTTAAAGGCAAAATTCCTGGCAAGAGAAGACGCAAGGGTAACTATGAAATGTATCAAACAGGGCGCTTCTTCGCTCTTACTGGTAACACGATCATCCCTGATCCTGAAATTCAATCTTTATCAAAAGATCAAATGAAGAAACTGTATGAGTTCTTGTTTGGTAAAGACAAAGTTATCCAATTGCATCCAACTGCGGACAATATCACGCCAGTGGACTTATCGGTTACAGAAATCATTAAAAAAGCTGAAAATTCAACCAAGACTGGAAAAAGGTTCACTATGTTCATGCAAGGCGGTTGGGAGCAGTTTTATGATTCTCATTCAGAAGCTGATTTAGCATTTGCTAATGATTTGGCATTCTGGTGCGGTCGAGACTTCCACAAGATGGATACGATCTTTAGAAATTCCAGCTTGATGCGTGAAAAGTACGATGAAAAACATGGTGCAGTAACCTATGGAACTTCACTTTTAAATAAGGCTATCAATGACACACAGAACATCTACAGTCCTGAAAGTGACAATCAGGATTCTGAGTCTTCCTATCAATTTTCTTTTAATGAAGACAAAACTAAGAAGTTTATACCTCGTTCTTGGGACGACCAAGGGAGAGGGCTTAGAATGCGCGATCAGTTTTCTACAGTACTTAAGTACAATGCAGTCGATAAGAAGTGGTTTTTCTTTAACGGCTCTTACTGGCAAGAAGATGTAGGAAATCAAAAAACAGAGCTTGCAGCTGAGCGCGTAGTTAACTCTATTAAAACTGAAAAGCCTGAATTAAGTTTCTCAACTAAAACCGAAGAGGACAAGATGATAAACGAATGGTACAGGTTCCAAAAGGATTCACGTTCTCATATGGCTAAAATGCACATGATTGACGAATTTAAGAAGTACGTGATTATCAATCATGGAGACTTTGATAAGGACGATATGCTGCTTAACACAGAATCTGGGTATGTTGATTTAACTTCTGGAGAACTCAAAGACCATGACATTGATAAAAACTTTAGCCATCAAACTGTATGCGAATACTCTGACAATGTGGACGCTCCACTATGGAATAAGTTTTTAAATCAGATCTTTAATAAAGATGAAGAATTAATTCATTACGTACAGAAAGCCATTGGTTACAGTTTTACCGGATCAACCGCTGAGCAATGTCTTTTCATTTTGAATGGCCGAGGACGCAATGGTAAATCGGTTTTCTCGAATGTCATTAGTGACTTAGCCGGTAATTATGCTAAGCAGATGAATGTTCAAACACTTGTTGCTAAGAAAATGCAGAGTGGGTCGGCTAACTCAGACGTAGCTCGACTTGAAGGTGCGAGAGTGGTCACTAGTTCTGAAATGAATGAGGGAGACAGATTTGATGAATCACTAGTTAAGCAGTTAACCGGTGGTGACAAGATCCTAGCTAGATTCCTTTATGGTTCTGAATTTGAGTACAAGCCTAAATTTAAGATCTGGATGGCAACTAACCACTTGCCAATTATCAGAGGATTAGATGATGGTATTTGGAGAAGAATTAAGATTATTCCTTTTAACGTTCAGATTCCTAAAAACAAGGTTGATAAGAACTTAGAAAGCAAGCTTAAGTCTGAATATACTGGCATACTCAATTGGGTTGTACAAGGTAGCTTAATGTGGCAACAAGAAGGCTTAGAAGATCCAGATGCAGTTCATAAAGTGGTTGAAGCTTATAGAGAACAAATGGATCCACTAGAAGCATTTTTAGGCGAACAATGTGTCACCGGTCCTGCTTTTGAAGTTAAGGCTAGAGAACTTTATGATGCTTATCATACTTGGGCTAGAAACTCTGAAGAGTACAGAATGAGTTCAACTAAGTTCGGGAGAGAAATAGGCAAGAAATTAATTAAAGTGCATAAAAGAGATGGCTGGTACTATGTTGGACTTAAATTGATAGATGAAAATTCAACGTTTGCTTTCAATTAAGAATGTGTGACAGGTTTGACGAGTTGTGTCGGGTTTGTGACAGGTTGTGAGGTGTCACGAACCCTAGAGCCACAAGGAATGTGACAAGATTGCCAAGTATGACGGGTTTAAAAAGACCTTTTATTATATTTATTTTTTATATTTTATAATTTGATTTTTTAGTAAATAAACTAGTCATACTCGTCACAACCATACAGGCTGTAAGGCTAAAACCCGTCACAAACTTGTCACGAACTAGTCACTTTTTTAGCCAACCCGTCACATTTTTGCAAAAAAATAAACGTTTGAAGTTAATAAGTAAACGCTAGAGGTTAACAATGAAAAACAGATTGAAACAGCTAAGAAAACAAAAAAATCTTACTCAAAATGATGTAGCTGAATTATTAAGTATAACGAACCAAGCGATTTGTTTGTTTGAAAAAGGTGAACGAACACTTAAACAAGAAAACTTGCAAAAACTAGCCGACTTCTTCGAAGTTTCAGTTCCATATTTACAAGGCGAGTTAGCTTACGATGACTTAATGCCAGAAGGAAAGAAATTGTGTAGTGATTTAGTTGGACGCATCAATGATGTAATCAATGATGAACTTAAATACTCAGAATTATCGAGTGAAGAAAATAAGCGTGCAATAAAACTAGCTTTGCAATCTGCTTTAGAGTATTACGCATAGAACTGTGGAGGTAATTATTTTATGGTTGATATTCTTGAATTTAAACCTGGAATCGATGATGGAAAATATAAATTTTATATTGTAAAAACAGGTTGGAGAGATCTGGCAGACTGTGTTGTAAGTGACTACGACTTAGTTTTATCTAACTCACCTAAGATTATTTTGCCCACTTTAATTCATAAATACTTACATTTACCTTGGACTACTAGCGATCATGGATATTGGAAGCATCCGACTCCAGGTTTTGAAGTTACGGAACTTGATTTATCTTCTGATGATAGTAAGTTTTCTAATAAATATAGAAATCTAGAAGATTTTTTAGAACCTTATCACGATGGTAATTGTAAAAGTATCCGATCCATCCATACTTTGGCTTATGATATTGAATCTAATGGCGTAAATGAAGAGTGTGCAAAGCATGAAGTTATAGAGTTTAGCTTTAAAATCCTTGATGAATTGATTAAGGCAGAAGATGAAACAATATCTAAGCGTAAAAAAGAAGCTCGTCAAAAACAAGCTGATGCAAAATTTAATCAATTAATTGACGACATTAGCAAATTATCAATTGCAAATAAGCAAAAGATTTTAGCAAAGTTAGTTAAATAGAAAGAATGGCAACGAGGACTAACAGATGGTAAGCAAAGATGTATACGTAGTAGAAATTATTGAGCAATACAATGTCGATGATCCAAGTAGTTGGACTGATTTTGATGTACAAACGGTGGTGTTTAAAAAACTATATGATGCAAGGATCTATCTAAAATTAGTTAAAAGAACTTGGTTAGAAGACGAAAGTATCGATCTTAAAGATATTTATGAAAATATAGATGATGGAATTGGAATTAAACCAGGCAAAGTATTTAAATACGGATTTAACTTACAGGCTAGCATTCGAGAAAAGGAGCTTAACTAATGAAAATTATTGATAAGACAAACGATACTTGGAAAATCGGAGATACAGTGATTGATAATGATGGAAGATTAGGAATGATTAAAAAGGATAAAGACGATGATTTCGTCATTATCCGTATAGACGATGCACATGTAGGAACTTACTGTAACGGACTGGCTTATGAATTTGGATGTAGTATGCAGCGATTACAAAATAATGCTTCTAAATTTCATAAAGTCAACAATAATAACGATGATGAGGACTGGCAACCTGGAGATTTTGTTAAAGATGATAAAGGCAATGTGGGATTAATTATGCAGAATGAAGATTTTGATTGGCAAATTGTATTCATTAAATCGTGTTCTAGTGGTGCAACTTTTAAAACATGGTCAACTGCTAACAGAGCAAAATATTTATTAAAAGATTTAAAGGAAGCTAACCCAGAGTTTCATAAAGTACCTTCGAAAGTTATTTTAGGAGAATAATAATGTTTTTAAATGGTGAAGATTGGAAATGTCCTAAATGTAAAACTGAAAATTATATTGGAGATAGTGTAAATGATGTAGCTGCATCAAAAAGTTTAGATTTTCTTGAAAATAATAATATTGAAGTACCATTTATTTGCGATAAGTGTGGTTTTAAAGAAGTATTACTAGTTGCGTATGACTTAGCTAAAAATCGTTATGAAGTGGACTATGAAGATACGGTGTTTTGTAATAAAGACACAAAATGGAGAGATAAGTTACTCAAAGAAGCTGGGTTAATCACGGGGAGTGAATAATGAAAACGCAGAAAACTAAAGATATGGAAAAAGCATTAATTAATGATGCTTTGCGTAAAGGTAAGCATCCTGCACTTGAAGTGCCGTATTACCATACGACAAACATAGGTGGAGATATTTATAGACCAGTAGGTAAGTATGAATACATAGATGCAGTAATTGAAAAACAGGGATATTTTACTTGTTTGGAACTAAAAGTATCTATTACAGACCTACATTCAAATGCTGCTCAAACTTATGTTGAAAATAAAAACTATATGGTCTGTCCTATCTCAATGGCTCGTAAGATAAAGCAAAATAATGATCCATGGCTTACCAATAACCCCACTATTGGAATTATTGGCTGGGATGGAGAAAATACTTTTAAAATAATTAGACGTTGCAAAATAAATTATTCGTTGTCTAAACAAGATTGGATAGTTTTAGCAAAGGGAATGATTTTAAGATTATCAAATTGCCTAAAAGAAAATCTAATTTCATAGTGAGAGGAGATTAGCAATTGACTAGAAAACAGCAACAATGTCCGTACTGCCATTTTAATAGACATCAGCAACCTATACTTAATAGCGATTTATCTACTAAATATATTAATTTGGCAGTAGAAATTGATGAGCCCTGTAAAATAATGACTTTTATTATAAATGATGAATATGGAATCAAGGGAGATAAAGTTTTTATCAATTATTGTCCAATGTGCGGGAGGAAACTATGAAAGTTAGAGTTTCGTGGGATTCGCCAGATTATTATCAACCCACAGAAGATACTTATGAAGATATTGAAGTAGATGATAATGCTACCGAAGAAGAGATTGAAAATGTTGTAAAGGAAACGGCATTTGAGCATTTTGAATATAGCTATGATATTTTACCTGCAAAAAGCAACCCGGACAAAAAAACGTTTAAAGATTTAATTGACAGCTGGCGCAAGGATATTAAGAGGAGACAAAATTTATGAAGCGATTCAAAATACCAGAGACTGGGGACAATGCAATTTTAAAAAGTAAAAAGACGGCTGACTATAAAGAAGTCAAAATAGTGGAAGTTGAAGATGAATTTTATGCTATTGAACTTGCTACAGGTAAAGCTTTAAAAGATAAGTCAGAGACTTTTATAGGTGAATCAATTCCAGATTTGCTAAGCTGCTTACAAGATAGATATGAAATTTACTTAGAAGATGAATTGGTAGAAGTGAGCTGTATTGATTATGAACCAAAATAAATGTATTTACTGCACTTTCGATCCCGTAACTCATATGGGTGCAGATTTCATAAGTGGTAAACCAATTAATAAGAAATTTAAAAAGAAAATTGATTCATGGGATGGAATGGATTGGGAATATGCAACGTATATCTATACTGATAAAAAATCGTTTACTTTAGAAACAGATGAGCCAGATAGTGAATGCTATGAACGTCAATATACGCATACTCTTATTGATTACTGTCCGAAATGTGGGAGAAGGTTAACTGATGAATGAAATGATAGTTAGGTATCAGTTGATGCATGTTAGACGAAAGCAGCTTGAAGAAAATGGCTTATTAAAATTGACAGATTATCTCGTTACTGATGATTATGTGGGCTTTGAAAAGTATCTTCAAATCTGGGCTGAAAAACATCATATGCCTGTTTCTAAAGCAGCATTTATTTTTATGAAATTTGAAGATGATTTTATAGATTTACAAACTCAATTAATGGAGAAACATCATGAAAGACTTACCTAACATTTATGACTGGAATAAGCCATACGATATTTTAGATGTGTTTGATACAAACATTTATAAAGATAAATTTGGAGTTAAATATGTGACCTCAGCAAGTGAACAAATGCTTTTATTTAAAATTAATGGACATTATGTACTTCCCAATAGAAATGATCTGGTTAAGTACATTGGCAACGGAAAATGGGAGATGGGCTGGAATAATGAAAGTTAAAACAATTGCAAACATGCGCGAAGATTGGTTTGATGATGAAATTAATGAATTTATTCAACATAAACATATTGTTGATATAAAATTCAGTGTTTTATTTGATTCGAATGACGATAGTTATATATTCAGTGCTCTAATCACATATGAAGAAGTAGGCATTTAACTATGCCCGATTGGATTTCTGTAGCAGCATTCTTAATTCTGCTAGCAATAATAATTTTAATAGTAGGGAGTATATGAAAATGACAGACAACACAAATAAGCAGCTAAAAGGCAATCAATTATCATTTGATGCAGGTATTAAAAATTTTAAAGCAGATGGTAGTGATGTAGTGATTACACTTGTTGCTGATTCTAAGAAAATGAATTTGAACACGCTTAACGAGATTGCACAAAATAAATTAACAGTTGACTTTACTAGTGTTCAAACTGAACTATTACCAAAGAAGATTGAGGAAAAATAATGGAAGATTTGAATTTAAATAAAGAAGAAAAATTGAAACACGAATTGAGAACTACTTTAGAAAAGGTTTATCCTGGTTTGGATTTTGTGATTAATGGTTTACAGCTTGAACCTGATTCTTTCCATCATGGTGACGCTATTTTTTATCTTGCAATTGATACTCATCTCTCTGAGCGTGTAGATGTTATTAATTTAACAAATATGCCTATTAAGCAATCAACCGTTAAGCAACTAAAGAAAGATCAACAAAAGCATGGCTATAAAGAATTAACCACTATGGTAGCAGACGTATTGGAGAAGCACTATGAAAATGAAACCAACATCTGAATCAGAGCATAGTATTCAATCTAAGATACAAATTGAGCTATCCAAACATGGTTGTACAGTCTTTAGAGTTAATGTTGGAAAGATGAGAACACCAGATGGGCGTTTCTTTTCTACAGGATTGCCTTCTGGCTTTCCCGATTTGTCAGGCTTTAGATGGATTGATGGCAAAGCTTTCTATATTGAAGTTAAGAATGCAACTGGTAAACCAAGAGAAGATCAGATACGTTTTCATCACATGCTTACATCTCATAACATAATTCATGGTATTGCACGAAGTGTTGATGACGCACGAATGATTGTGGAGGGAGGTTTAGTAGGTTATGGCTTTGACAGCTGAATTTTATGATTATTTACATGAATTAGAAAGAGATGGATCAATTAATCGTTTTGATATGGATAGCCCAGAACTTAATAAACTTCATGTTTTGGCTTCTGGAACTTTTGAAGATAGACGAGCTAATTGTATTAAGCTTCTTGAACGAGGATTTGATAAGTGGGAAATCTCTGCTGAAACAGAGTTTGCAGCGTCAGTTATTGAAAACTTTAGACGTGAAGCAAGAATTCCGATTGTACCTCACTATAACTATTTAATTGATGGTAAGTTTTATACAGATTTAAATGCACTACGTAAGGCTTTTAAAATACCTACTACTGCTGGTGCAATTGACTATCTTTGTGACAGACGTCATAAAGCTTACCATTTAAAAAAGTTTCATTGGGAACAGATACCATTAGGTTCGCACATGATCGATGGGCACGGTACAGAACGAGTTAAAGATTCTTATGATATCAGGACTTACAAGCAATTTTAGTCTACTTATTACCATACCTTTTAACTATTGTATGTATTAAAATATAGGAATGAGGTATCAAAAATAACAGCTAAATTGAGGAGTGGAACTGTGAGCTTACTATTTAAAGAATTAGACTGCAATAAAACATGTGACAAAGTTGATGAATTTTTAACTGACGATTTAGAAAAGCTAATTCTGATGGCCGGCCGTAATCTAACCGATTTGCGGTCTCCAAGCTTATCGCTTGCACCTGGTCATTCTAGTGGAGCTAATCATGCTGAAGCGAGCATAATTCGTGGACTTAATGCAGAAGCTGAAATAAGAGCAATTCATCACACTATTTACCACCTGCCTGAAATGTCAAAGATAATCATGCGCGATCTTTATATTTATCAGATGGAGAACTGGCAAATAGCTGAAGCTATTCAATATAGTCATACACAGTACAATGTTTTTAAAAGAAGGGCACAATTGTTTTTTGCGGATAGTTTCGATCACTGGCAAAGATACATGTCTTGTGAGCCGATTATTGATTTGCATCAATATAAATAAACTTGCAAGATCGCTGAAAGATACTTATTTTTTAGCGATAGTTATATTGCCACGTTAAAGGCTATAGTAGTATTGTGAGTTAATTCGGAATACGTAATACTTACACAAAACTCCTATAAAACAGGCTGGTAGTGGTGCAACTCCGCTATCAGTCATCAGATATCGCAAGTATCAGCGTTAATTGTTTTATTATTTAAGTCATTTGATTTTTACATGTTTTTGTTCGCTTGCGATATCGCTAAAGAGTTTGCTTATTGAAATAGCAAGCTCTTTCTATTTTGTACAAATTAAGGTGGTGGTGAATATGCGATGAGTAAGATGGAAGATGCAAAAGCAGATTATCTAGCTGGTATGAAGTATAAAGATATTGCTGCTAAGTATGGCGTTGCTCTTAGTACAGTCAAGTCGTGGAAGACAAGGAATAAGTGGCAACGGAATAATGCAACCAAAAAAAGTATGCATACAAAGTCGAAAAGTACGCGTACAAAGACTGAAAAGGTTGCACCATCATTGCCATCACCCGAATTGCCAGATAGTAATGAATTGAATGATAAGCAGAAAGCCTTTTGTCTGTACTATTTACAGCGATACAATGCCACCTGGGCTTATCAAAAAGCTTATGGTGGAAGCTACGATACAGCTCATACCAATGGACCTCGATTGCTTGCTAATGCTTGTATAAAAAAATATCTTACTAGTCTAAAAAAACAGCAATCTCAACAGCTATTCGCCACTGCTAATGACATTCTATTGCGTTATTTACACCAAGCTACTAGTAATATATCTGATGTTCTTTCATTTAGAACTAAGAAGCATTTAGTCTTTTATAAAGTACGCGATAAGAATGGTCCTTATGAGGATTCAAATGGCAAGTTTAGATATGAGCCAAAGATTAATCCTGAAACCGGTAAGCAAGATTTTTACTATGAAAATATTGTTAAGTTAAAAGATAGCAAGGATATTGATACATCTAATATTAAGAGCATTCGAATCGATAAAGGTGAAGCAGTTGTTGAAATGGAAGATCGTCAGAAAGCAATGCAGATCCTTCTTGATCGCTTGCCTGAGCCTGAAGTTAACGATGGTAGCACAACTTCACTACTCAATGCTTTAACTGGCGGAATGGCTAAGATATGGAGTAAAGATAACGATGAAAACAGTTAGATTTAATTTCACTCCATTTTCAAAAAAACAACTGCAAGTTTTAAGTTGGTGGGCTAACCCAGATTTAAAGGATTATGAGGCTATTATCTGCGACGGATCGGTTCGTGCCGGCAAGACCGTAGTAATGTCCCTCTCTTATATATTGTGGTCAATGACTAATTTTACTGGTCAGCAATTTGGTATGGCTGGTAAGACTATTGGATCTTTTAGACGTAATGTGTTGCGTCCATTAAGAAGTATGTTAGAGAGTGAAGGATACATAATACATGATTCTCGCTCTGAAAATATGATAACCATCAGCAAAAATGGGCATACGAATTACTACTTCATTTTCGGCGGTAAAGATGAAGCCTCACAGGACCTGGTACAAGGTATTACCTTAGCTGGGTTCTTTTTTGATGAAGTTGCACTTATGCCGGAATCCTTTGTTAATCAGGCTACTGCAAGATGTTCAGTCAGTGGGTCAAAGATGTGGTTTAACTGCAACCCCGCAGGACCCTATCATTGGTTCAAGCTTGACTGGATTGACCAGATGAAAGATAAACGTGCATTGCGACTTCACTTTACAATGCACGATAATCCATCCCTAGATAGCGTAACAATATGCAGATATGAGCGTATGTATTCAGGCGTATTTTATCAACGCTACATTCAAGGTTTGTGGGTTATGTCAGAAGGCGTTATCTATGACAACTTTGATAAAGATACTATGGTTGTCAAAGAATTACCTAATCATTTTGAAAAGTACTATGTTTCATGTGACTACGGAACACTTAACCCAACGGCCTTTCTATTGTGGGGGTTAAATCATGGTACCTGGTACTTAATTAAAGAATATTACTATTCTGGTAGAACTACGTCACGGCAGAAAACAGATGAAGAATATTGTGAAGACTTAAAGAAATTTCTTGGCAATATTAAAGCGGAAATGATTATTGACCCCTCAGCTGCATCATTTAGTGCAACCTTAAGACAAAATGGCTTTAGGGTTAGGAAAGCCAAGAATGATGTGTTAGATGGTATTAGAGTTACCCAGACAGCCATGAACGAAGGGAAGATAAAATTTAGCATGAATTGCCCTAATTTGTTCAAAGAATTAGCCAGCTATGTTTGGGATGACAAAGCAGCAGAACATGGTGAAGATAAGCCGGTTAAACAGCATGACCATGCATGTGATGCAATGAGATATTTCGTATACACAATTATTTACAAGAAAGTTACTGCAAAGGTTACTGTACGTCCTAGAGTACGTGGCTTATAGAAGGAAGGTGTAAAAGTGGCTGTTGTAATTGATAAAGATTTACTTGGTGATGTTAATGAGCCGAATATTAAGGCAATTAACTATGCGATTAGAGAATTGCAAAATCGCAAAAAACGGTTAGATAAACTATCTGATTATTACAATGGTAAGCAAGAAATTGAAAAGCATGAATTTGATAATGCTACCGTTGAAGCAGCTAATGTGATGGTTAATCATGCTAAATACATTACTGATATGAATGTGGGTTTTATGACCGGTAACCCTGTAAAGTATGTTGCTGAAAAGGGTAAGAATATTGATGATATCCTAGAAGTATTTAATCAAATTGATATTCATAAACATGATATTGAGCTAGAGAAAGACTTGTCAGTATTTGGCTATGGCTATGAGTTGCTTTACCTAAAAAAGACTGATCCAATATCTGTTAGGGATGAATTAGGAAACGAGAAACTTACTCCAAATACTGAATTAAAAATTGAAGTAATTGACCCACGGGCAACTGTTGTGGTTTGTGATGATACAGTTGAGCATGAGCCTTTATTTGCTGTATTTACACAGGAAAAGAAAGATCTAGCTGGTAATACTAATGGCTATAGTATTACTGTTTACATGCCTCAGCGAATTGTAGAGTATCGTACAAAAACAACTATGGAAGTTTCAGCAGATGATCCGATTGTTTATGATGGCGAGAATTTATTTGGTGCAGTTCCAATAATTGAATTCAGAAACAACGAAGAAAGACAGGGAGATTTTGAACAGCTCATCTCTTTGATTGATGCCTATAACTTATTACAAACGGATCGAATTTCGGATAAGGAAGCATTTGTTGATGCAATACTTGTTACCTTTGGTTTTGGTTTGGATGATAACGAAGATATTAAACGTTTGAATCGTGGCGCTATTGAAGCTCCTCCGCGTGAAGAGGGGGCTGATATTGAATGGCTAACTAAGAGCTTTGATGAAACTCAAGTCAACTTGCTTAGTCAATCCATTGAAAACGACATCCACAAGATTTCATATGTGCCAAATATGAATGATGAGAAGTTCATGGGTAATGTGTCTGGAGAAGCGATGAAGTTTAAGTTGTTTGGTTTAGAGAACTTATTATCAATTAAACAGCGATACTTTTTTGATGGCTTACGTCGAAGATTGAAACTGATTCAAACAATTGTAAACATTAAAGGTGCTAATGATGATGCTAGTGGATGTAAGATCTCACTTGCAGCTAATATTCCTTCTAATTTATCTGATGTAGTTAATAACGTTAAAAATGCGGATGGAATAATTCCTAGAAAATATACTTATAGTTGGCTTCCTGACGTTGATAATCCTCAAGATGTCATTGATGAAATGAATCAGCAAGATGCTGAAACAATTAAAAAGAATCAAGAAGCATTATGTGGGCAAGATCCAGATCGTTTAGAATTGGAGGATAAGCAAGATGATTCGAGTGAGAATGATAAAGAAACCGGATCAAACAATAATCAGAGTCACCGGACACGCGCAGTATAGTGTTAAGGGTTCGGATATTGTTTGTGCTTCATTTTCTACGCTTATTACTCATACCGTAAATAATTGCACTAAAGTAACTGTAACTGATAAAGATGGTTTGCTAACTGCTGTATTTTTAGATCCCAAAAGCGTTGAAAATAAGATACTGTTAAGTGCATTTGAAAATACAGTAAACCAATTAATTGACCAATATGGGCAATATATTTCTTGGTGTTGATTCTCTATGAAAGTTAATAAGAAGAAGTTTACTTATTGGCAATTACGTGATTTACAAGATGAGCAAAGAAATCAAGATGAAGCAACTAAGAGATTAAGAATAATTAATAATGCATATCAAAAAGCACAATCATACTTGAGCGACGAGGTTAAAAAGATCTATCGTCGCTATTTTTATGCAGATATTTCAAAAGAAGAAGTTGCAACTATCATGTCTTCGCACATTTCTCCTTCTGAATTGGTTACTCTTAAAGCCTTATCGTCTAGTATTACTGATAAGAAAAGTAGACAAGCAGTTGACAATTACTTAGGTAGGCTTGCAGCTAAAAGCAGAATTACACGACTTGAGGAAATGCAACTTAAAGCATACATTGCTGCAAAATCAGCTGGTGCAACTGAACTAGATCAAAATGTCAAATTGCATACTGACATAATGAAGCGTGCCTGGTCAGAAGCAGAGAAACAAAGTGCTATTTATGACACTACTAAGGATTACACTATACACTCTCCACACTCTGTAGAAGTTAAACAGGATAAAATAGTCATTAAAAATCCTGATACTGGTAAAAAAGTGGCTACTGTTCCAATGGATAAGGATGTTCCCAAGAGTAAAATCACGGAAATACCTAATCGCTATGTTGAAAAAGCACTAGAAACTCGCTGGAAAGGGAAGAACTTTTCATCACGTATCTGGGGTAATACAGATAAATTAGCCGAAAGATTGCAAGAATTATTTACAGTTAAAGAATTGAGTAATCTTCCTGAACGTGAAATGATTAAGCGAATTGAACAAGAATTCAATGTTGGCAAGTTCTATGCTAGTCGCTTGATTAGAACTGAAGCTAATTTCTTTTATTCTAAAATTAAGCTAGATAATTGGCGTAAACGTGGAGTTAAGCAATATCAACTGCTAGCAGTTATTGATAGTCGTACCAGTAAAATATGTAGGTCCATAAATGGAAATGTCTACAATGTTAAAGATGCAGTATTTGGTAAGAACGTTCCGCCATTGCATCCCTTTTGCCGTACAGTTCCAGTAATTTATTTAGGTAATGCTAGAAGTGCTAGTAATAAACCGGTAAAAAAGTAATTCGTAGACCTAGGCAAGTCATAAAACTGCCTTGAAAATAAAAATACGTATGTGGATTTGCTACTGCATATCTAAAAGTCACCGTGTAGAAATATGGGGTGGCTTTTTTCATGTTGTTTTTTTGCAAATGTGCATGGGTAGAAAGGACTAATTATGAAAAATAAATTTTATAAAGGTTTATTAAAACTTAATTTACAAAGATTTGCTGATGAAGGACAAGGTGAGGGAGGTGATGACAGTGACAATGCGCAAGATGAAGTAAAAGATAATGGTTCAACTGATGAGCAGCCTTTTAAAACCTTTAATACCCAATCAGAGTTGGATTCTTTTGTAGATAAGAAATTGGCTAAGGCTTTAGATACAGCTCGCTCTAAGTGGGAAAAAGAGCAAAATGATAAAGCTCAAAAAGCTAAAGATCTTAAGAATATGTCTCCAGAGGAACGACAAGAGTATGAATTTAAGCAAAGGGAGAAAGCCTTGCTTGATAGAGAAGCTGATGTAACTAAGCGTGAAAACAAGAGTAAATTGGCAACTCAGCTAATTACCGATGGCTTGCCAGCAGAGCTAGTAGATGTTTTCGATGATGTTCTAACTGATGAGGATAAAATGACAGCTACTTATCAAAAAGTTAGTGACGTTTTTAGAAGTGCTGTTCATGATGCTGTTGAAACTCGATTAGCTCAAGGTGCAAAACCACCAAAGATCTCAGATAATACTCAAACTAACAAAACTACTGGAGAAATCTTTGCTGAAAGAGCTAATGAATCTCAAAATGTAAAAAATGATTTTTGGAATTAGAAAGGAATAAATATGTACACACAATTTCAAAATGGTAAGCAATTAAATTTTCTTGCTTCTGAAAAATTTACTGCTTTTCCAGAAACAGTTAACAAAGATAATTACAATGTAAAAACTGACGATCTAGGTCGAAAATATATTCCAGCTGGTACTGTATACCCAACTAATGATGCTAAAGCTATTGGCATTACTGTTAATGACGTTTATGTGACAGATGATACTAATCAAATGGTTGCAGTAATGCGTGAAGGTTGGGTCTTAAATCAACGTCTTGATCCAGTACCAACAGCTGAAGCAATTAAAGCAATGACTGCAATTCATTTTAAGGACCTAGAAACAGAAACAACCTCATCAACTGATGATACACATAGGGGTTAATAATTCAATAAAGGAGAAAATAGTAAATGAAAGATAAAAAGTTAAAATTAAATTTACAACGATTTGCTACACCAATTCTTGATATGTTTAGTCAAAGCACTGTTCTTGACTATACTCGCAATCGTCAATATCCAGATATGTTAGGTGATACTTTATTTCCAGCTGTTAAAGTACCAACTCTTGAAGTAGATATTTTAAAGGCAGGCAGTCGAGTACCAACTATTGCTAATATTTCAGCATTTGATAGTGAAGCTGAAATTGGTAGTCGTGATGCAAGCAAGATGACTGCTGAGTTGGCATATGTAAAGCGTAAAATGCAACTTACTGAAGAAATGTTGATTAAGCTTCAAGCACCACGCAATACTGCTGAAGAAAATTACTTAAAGCAATACGTTTTTGATGACATTGATGCTATGGTTCAAGCTGTAAAAGCTCGTGGCGAAAAGATGACAATGGAAATGTTTGCCACTGGTAAGATTACTGATAACGCAAATGGTATCTCTATTGATTATGGTGTACCTAAAGCACATCAAACATCATTAACAGGCACTAGTACTTGGGACAAGGATAGTGCTTCGATCATTGAAAACTTGCAAGATTGGTCTGATAAATTAGACATTACTCCTACAAGAGCCTTGACTTCTAAGAAGGTACTTCGAGTATTAATGCGCAGCACCGAAATCAAGGAAGCAATCTTTGGCAAAGATACGGGCCGTGTTGTCGGTCAATCAGATTTAGACCAATGGATGACTGCACAAGGATTGCCAGTTATCCGTGCTTATGATGGAAAATATCGTACAGAAGATGCTAAGGGCAACCTTACAACTCAATCTTACTTCCCAGAAGATAGAATTGTGCTATTTAATGATGAAGTACCAGGTCAAAAGATCTACGGCCCAACACCAGAAGAAAACCGCTTAGTTTCAAGCAATGCACAAGTTTCTAATGTAGGCAATGTAATGGCTAAAGTATATGAAACAAGTGAAGACCCAATTGGTACTTGGATTCTTGCAGCTGCGACTATGCTTCCATCATTTGCCAGTGCAGATGATGTTTTCCAAGCTAAAGTACTCTAATTGTGGAGGTGCTTAATGTGGAGCAAATGGCAGAACTGGTTTCATCCCTAAGCACTAGATTACAGATTTCCGATAATGACTTAGTAACAGACTTAATTAAAGAAGCAATTGCTCAAGTGCTAGATTACACTGGTCAAAAGAAGTTAGTCGGCAACATGGATATTTATGTTAAAAAGCTAGCGACGATTAATTACAATCGACTAGGTATAGAAGGCGAAACCCAACGAACAGAAGGTGGAGTTACTAATTACCTTGAAGTCGGCATTCCTAAGGATATTCGATTGGGACTAAATCATTATCGAATAGCAAAGGTGACTAGGCTATGAGACTAAAAGAAAGTGACTTAACGACTGTCTATCTTAGAAAGCCTGCGGATATTCAAGATGATGAGGGGTACACAACTAAAGGTTGGGGTGATCCTCAGCAAATAAAACTGAATGTTCAATCTGCTGGTGGTTCTGTTAATGCTCAACTCTATGGCAAAGATATCAAGTACATTAAAATATGCAAATATCAAGGGAATTTGCTTTCAGAAGGACATGGAGAAGGATATGGAATTTGCTTGAAAGTTCCAAGCACGAGTGATCCAGATTATAAGATTACAGCTATTCAGGAGTTCTCTACTCATAAGAATGTCACTTTAGAGCGAATAAAAAGGGATGAGCAAAATGATTAATGTAGAGCTTAAGGGACTTGATGAACTAAAAACAAAACTCAAAAAGCTCCCTAGCGTAGTTGCTAGTGCTACAGCTAACGGACAAGAAACTGCCATAGAACAAGCAGAAGCCTATGCAGTGGATGAATTGCAATCTAGCATAAAGTATTCTACTGGCGAACTTGCACGGAGCTTTAAGCATGAAGTTAAAATTGATAACGATGAAGTTATTGGTCGCTGGTGGAACTCGTCTATGGTTGCAGTGTTTCGTGAATTTGGTACTGGTTTGGTTGGAGAAATGTCCGATAAACAACTTCCACAAGGTGTTGCAATTACTTATCGACAAACACCGTGGTTCTTTCCAGTGGATGCAGTTGATTTGGATTTAACTAAGATTTATGGCATCCCTAAGATTAAAATCAACGGTAAATATTTCTATAGAACTGCTGGACAACCAGCTAGACAGTTTATGACTCCTGCTGCTAATCGAATTGAAAAAGAAGCACCAGAAATTATAAAAAAATCTGTAGATCAAGAATTGCGTGATAAGTTAGGTGATTAGATGGAAATTTACAATGTTAAAGCACTTGTCTTTAAGACGCTTAAATCTATTCCAGAATTAAAAATAGTTTCACCTTCTTATCCTGATAAATTCACAGTATTTCCGACTGCGATTTATTCAACTAGTCAGTCTTCTTATATACGCAATGCCTATCAGGAAGAAACTGATACAGAATGGAAGATAACAATTGATTTATATAATGACAAAGGATCACTAACACAAATAAAAAATAAGCTCATTGCTAAGTTTTCAGCAATGGGTTTTTCTAATAGTATTGGCGATCAAGATTTGAATGGAGTAGCGCGAGTGGTACTTGTATTTACAGGAATTGTAGACAACACAAGTAAACGTGCATATCAGAAAGGATAAAAAATGAAAAACGTAAAATTATATAGCAACTTATTGAAATTAGATATTCAACGATTTGCAGTTGATAGTTCCGAAGGACTTGTAGGAACAGGAACTAAGTTAGAAAGATCAGAAGATGGATCTACCTGGGAAGAAATTGCAGATATTAAAACTATTCCTGAATTAGGTGGAGATACTGAAAAAATTGACGTTACTACCTTAGCAGATGATAGACGTAAGCAAGTGGAAGGTATCCAAAATGCGTCTAACGTACAATTCCAAGCTGTATATAAGGGCGCTAGTTTTGCTAAGGCATTAAGAGAAGCTGGTAACCGTAAGCAATATAACTGGAAAGTCACTTACCCAGATAGTATGACTGCAACAATGCGTGGATCTTACAACATTAAGTTTGGTGCCGTAGCTGTTAACGGGGCATTAGGTTACACAATTACTATTACTGTATCTGATGGTCCTCACTTTACTGCTGCTGGATCAACTCAAGCTACAAGTAGATAATAGCCAATGATAGACGTGGGTTCGATTCCCACGTCTATTTTTATAGAAATATTAAAAAGGAGAAATTAAATTATGGCAACAACAATTAAGAAAGCAACTAAGACAGTACAACTGGGTGATCTTGAACTTGATTTAAAACTTGGTGGTCGTGAAATTTTTAAGATTGAACGACGCTTAGGTAAATCAATGCTCTCCCTCTTCATGGATTCGCAAGGTGGCAACAAATTGCCACCAGTCAATGAAATTTTGATTGTTCTACAAGGCGCAAATCAAAGTCACGGTGTAACGGATAAGCGCGTTATTGAAGCATTTGAACAATACTTAGATGATGGTCACACTACCATGGATTTATTTAATGAGTTGATGGAACTATTTGATGAATCTGGTTTTTTCGGCAAGAAAAAGAAGAAGGGTACCAAGACCAATACGGAATCGGAAGAAGTAACTCTCGATTCAGTGGAAACCACCGAAGACGCATTGATGTAAACGAAGATCATTTTGATACAGTCTCTGACTTATTCAAACATCTATATCCAATTGCGGTTGAATCAGGAATAGACGCAGATCACTTTTGGGATATGGATTTTGGCGAAATCATGACGCAAATAAATGCCAATGAAAAACGTAGATTAGAAGATTTGCGTGCTAAGGCATACATGGATCATCGTTTAAGTGAAATGGTGGCATTTGCCTTTAATGATCCTGCTAAAATGCCAAAAGTTGAAGAGGCTTATCCATTTGTCAAAGATCCTGTGGAAGAGACTACCGAGCCAGATGAACCTGATTGGAAACAAGATCAGGCTCTATTAATGCAACAAGCTCAACGAATTAGACAGTTCAATAAAGATAAAGGAGGTGGAAGTTAATGGATTTAGAAGAACTTGAATTAAGGTTTACTGCCAATTATGGGGATGTAATGCGAAAGCTTGATGAATTCACTAATATCATTAGCCAAAAAACTAATGATATGCAATATAAGATTCAAGATGGCTTAGGCAAAATTAATCAGTCAATGAATGACAATGTTTCAAAAGCTAATGAATCTGCTAAGGAAGAAGTTCGTCAGCGTACTGAGGCAGAACAAGCCAAACAAAAACTGCTTGAACAGACTCTTAATACTCAAAATGATGTTACAGATAAAGTCATTCAAGGGAATAAAGAACAGGCTGAAAGTTCTAAAGAAGCTGTTAATCAATCAGAAAAAAGTTTAGATAGTTTGACAGCTCGTTTGCAAGAAGCATCTAATATGCAACAACGAATTGCACAACAAACTAGTGCAGCACGTGAAGCCGTATCTGATATTGCTAAGCCTAAAGAGCAGTCACAAAGACGAGAAAGAGCAACAACACGTCCACAATTTCTAAATTCAAGTTTTGATGATTACCAAGAAAAACGGATTCAAAGCTATATGCCTAAGCGTCCCGTTGATTTAGGTATTGATGATGAAATCCAAGCTGAAGCCTCTCGTGCTAAAAAAGAAGTTGATGGGCTGGTCACTCACATCAATGAAAAGATGGAACAGGCTCGGTCTATGCAACGTAGAATCGCTACTTTAACTGCTAACCGAGATAATCTTGATATGAGTAAGCAAGGAAGTAAAGTTAAGTCAATGAGACTAGACGATCAAATTGCTGATGCTCAAATTAAGATGGCGAGATACCAGAACCAAGCCAAAGCTCTTGCGCAAGAAATGTCGCAGGAACTTAATTCAATTCCATCATCCCTTAAGCGAATTGAAACCGAAATGGATCAAACAGAAGGTAAGATTGAACGAATTAGACGCTCAATTGCTGAAATGAGAGATAATGATGCCACTCTTGGAAGATCCGCGGGTAACGATAAGGAACTTAAGCAAGCAGAAGCTGAATATAAACGTTTGGTAGCTAGAAGTGATGAACTTGCTAAAGCTTATAGTTATGTAAGTTCTCGTGGAGATGAATTAAAGGCGAGTTCTTCTAGAATTAATACTGAGTTATCTGAGGAAATCAAAAATGTTTCAGGGCTTAGCTCCAAATTTAGCAGACTCCGAAATACTATCTCTAATGTTAACTCATCTTTAAAACGCTTTGGCAATAGTGGAAGTTCTTCTATGCGTCGAGCTAGTGGTGGTGCGTCAATGTTAAGCGAACGTCTTAAGGGCGTTCGGATGGCAATGCGTATGCTAGCTAGTCAATTAATTGTCTTTACGTTGCTCTACCAAGGAATCATGATGCTAGCCCAAGGCATGGGTGCAGCACTAATGACTAATAAGCAATTTGCAAGTAGTTTTAATGCAATTAAGGTGAATCTGCTTACTGCTTTTTATCCTATTTATAGCTATGTTTTGCCAGCTGTGAATGCTTTGATGAATTCACTAAGGAAAGCAACAGCATGGATTGCTCAATTTAGTTCTGCTTTGACAGGGATGAGTTTATCTAGTGCCAGAAGTGGCGCGCATGGTTTGTACGATCAGGTGCAAGCAATGAATGATACTTCTAAGGCGGCAAGTAAAGCTAATGAAGCTGTTAAGAAACAACAGCAAGAACAAGCTAAAGCTGTACAACGTGCTAATCAACAAATTGCTCAAGCTAATCGTCAAGGTGCGGCAGCAGTTGCAGCCGAAAATGAACGAATCAAGGCGTCTAATGAACAAGCTAAAAAAGCGTTCGAAGATACTAAGAAAGCTAATGAGGACTTGCAAGCTTCCTTGATGGGCTTCGATGAGCTTAATGTTCTTGATAACAGTAAAAATAATCAAGATAATGGTTCATTTGAGGCACAACCATTAGAGAAGTTTACTCCGCAACAAAAGCAAGACAGTCCTATTTTTGATGATGCTGGATTAGATGATAGTGATACAGGAGACGGCAACCAAGGACTTGACTGGAATGTTCCATTAGAAGCTTCACAGAATGCTATTGATGCAGCTAACAAGGTCAAAAAAGTTCTAGGTGAGATCTTTGACCCAATGAAGAAAGCTTGGGATGAAAAAGGTCAAACTGTTGTGGATGCTGCTAAATACTCATGGCAAGAAATCAAACGCTTGTTAGGTGATGTAGGTAATTCATTCTTACATGTCTGGGACAATGGTACCGGACAAAAAGTAATTGAGAACTTACTTCAATTGTTAGCTGATATGCTGAATATCATTGGCGATATTTCAAGGGCGTTTGCCGAGGCATGGGAAGAAAGTGGCCGAGGGACTAGATTTATTCAAGCCATCTTTGATTCGCTTAATAATGTTCTAGTCGCGATTCATCACATAGCTGAGTCATTCCGAGAAGCGTGGAATACTGGTGATCTTGGTAAGAGAATTTTTGCTAATCTCTTAGATTTAGCTACTAAACTAGTCGAATTCATTGGAGATATTGCAAAATCATTCGATGAGGCTTGGCAACACGGTAATGCTGGTACAAAGTTATGGCAAGCATGGCTAAATGCATTGAACAATATTTTAGATATCTATAAGAATATTGTTACTTCAATTGATGAAGCGTGGAAGCATTCAAATCTAGGTGTTTCAATCTGGAGTCATTTAATTCAAATTGTTATTGGTGTAGGCAATACAATTGGTAACTTAGCTGGTCAATTCGATAAAGCATGGCAACATGGTAATGTTGGTACATCAATTTTTAAGACTCTTCTAGGCATGGTTGATGATATGCTTGGTGCTCTAGGAGATATGGCGACATATACTTCAAATTGGGCTAAAAAGCTTGATTTCACTCCACTATTGAAGTCAATTGATAACTTGCTAAAATCCATTCGACCTGTAACAAAAGATGTTTGGGATGGCTTATCTTGGGCTTATAAAAACGTCTTACTTCCACTTGCGGGATTCACAATTACTCAAGTAATTCCTGAATTCTTTAATGCATTAGCTGCTGCACTTAAGGTTGTTCATAGTGTAGTCAAAGCGGCTAAACCAGTTTTTGAATGGTTCTATGATAGTTTTATCAAGCCATTAGCTAAAATAGCTGGATTTGCAATTGTGGAAGCTTTAAAGCTTTTAACTAAAGCACTTGAAGGATTATCTGATTGGATAGACCATCATCAAACAGCAGTTAAGATTATGACTGCAACATTGCTTACACTCTTAGGTATAAAAGTTGCTAGAGCTACTATTGCAGGCATTCAAAGCTTTACTGACACCCTTAAGATTCTGGCAATGCTTAAGTTCGATAAGCTAAAAGCTGGTGTTAAGTATGCGGATGATATGCTTGGTGTTGTAATTGAATTTGCCAAACATCCAATTCTTAACATCAAGGAACTTGCAAAATTAAGCTTTGAAAATATTAAAGGCGGTTATGCCCACATAAAAGATCTTTGGAGTGAAGTAAACCAAGGCTGGCAAGACAGTAACTTAGCTAAGACTGACTTCCTTAAATCAGCTCGCTCCTCTATTCAATCTGGCGAACCAATGAAGTTAGGTCAAAAATTGGGTACTGGATTATCAGGCGCAATGATTGCCGTAACTTCTGGAATTGATATCTACAAGGGAATCAAAGCTAAAAACAAAGAAGAAAAGTTCGCTGATTTTGGTTCTGGAATTGGTGGAGCAGTCGGAGGCGCAATTGGTCTTTGGTTTGGTGGTCCATTAGGTGCAGCGGTTGGTCAACAAGTCGGCTCATTTATTGGTAAATGGGGCGGTGTTGGTGCTTCTAAGTTTGGCGATGGCTGGGCTAAATATGGCAAAGGTAAAAAGCCTAAAGACTGGGTTGAAGCAATTGGCTTTAAGTCTCACGAAATATTAGACAACTTTACTTCTTGGGCTAAGTCTGTTGGTAAAGACATTAATACCAACATTACTAAGGGCAAGAAGGAAGTTCAAACTGCTAGCTCTAATATTCATAAGTGGTCCACTAATTTTATTTCTAGCGCTAAAAAAGATATTAAGAGTTGGGCACAAAATGTTGGCTCTAACATCAACAAAGATATAGACAAAGGTAAGAAACTTGCTAAACAAGCAGGTACTAAAGTTAAAGAATGGTCCACTGATTTTATTAGTGATGCTAAAAAGAAAGTTCATGACTGGTCTTCAAAAATTGGTTCTGACGTAAATAACAGCGTTGAAAATGGTCAAGCCATGGCTAAGAATGCTGGAACTAAAATTAAGAACTGGACTACAGGCTTTAGAGAGTCGGCAAGTGGACTGGTAAGGTCTTGGGCTGAAAGACTAGGCGACCACATTAATAATGGTTCTGAATCTTCACGCTCAGGAGCTACTAATGCGGGTAGCAAACTATCTAGTTGGACGCGTAGTTTCTTTGGAAATGCTAACCAAAGTATTTCTAGTTGGGCTGGTGGTTTAGGTGGTCATGTCGATAATGGAATTGGCAATGCTTATAATTCGGCTAGGAATGCCGGTGAACGATTAGGAAGTTGGGTATCTAGTTTCAGACATAACACTTCAAGAACCTTGGGATCCTGGGCTGGTACTCTTGGTAGCACAATTGGAAATGGTATAAGGGACGGCATCTACAACATTAGTAGTGCTGTTCGAAAAGTTGTGGATGCAATTGTTGAGCCAGTTCAAAATGCTACTAATAAAATTAAGGAAGGTATTGACTGGGTACTTAATAAATTAGGTGGCGGTTCAATGAACTGGGGGTTCTTCAACTGGAATTCCTATGCAACCGGTACAGATAATCACCCAGGTGGTTTAGCACTGGTTAATGACCAAGAAGGAGACATCTACAGAGAAAGTTATGAATTGCCAAATGGTGAGCAAGGATTATTCCCTGCTAAGCGTAATTTCTTAACGTACTTGCCAGCCGGTACCAAAGTTAAAACTGCTACAAGTACAGCTAATGAATTAGCCGGTATGGTTCCTAAGTATGCCGGTGGTATTGGTAACTTTAATTTCGATTTTAGTGGTATTTTTAGTGGAATTAGTTCAGCCTTAGGTAATTTGGATTTTGGCAATATTTTTGATGGAGTTGGTAGTTTTGTAGATGGTGTGATGGAAGAACTTGAAAAAGTTACTGATGATATCGCTCATCCAGAAAGACTGGTTAACTACATTGTCGATAAGTTTGTTACTTATGATTGGAGCTTAGGAGATGCCTCGCTTAAGTTTGCTAAAGGTGCTGTTAACCAAGAAAAGAAAGGTATGATGAACTGGGCTAAAAAGGTTATTAATCAATTTGGTGGCTCAACTCATCAAACTGGACCAGGAGCAGAAGGTTGGCGTAGTGCTGTTAAGAAAGCTTTACGTAAAAACGGATTGCCAGCAACTCCAGCATATGTAAATGCTTGGGTGCGTCAAATTCAGACCGAATCTGGTGGTAATGAACATGCCGTTCAAGGCGGATATACTGATATCAATACTCTTACAGGTGACTTAGCTAAAGGGTTACTACAAACTATTTCAGCAACTTTCAATGCTTATAAGTTTCCTGGTCACGGTAATATCTTTAATGGCTACGACAACATGCTTGCAGCAATTAACTATGCTAAGCACCGCTACGGTTCAGACATGCTGGCTGTTATCGGTCACGGACATGGCTATGAAGATGGCGGTTTAATTGCTAAACATGGTTTTTATGAGATTAGCGAAAACGACAAGCCAGAAATGGTTGTTCCTTTGACTAATCGTGAGTTAGGTATGCGAAGAATTAATGAAGCTATTGCATTTATGAATCAGAATTTTGGTGGTGGTTTGCAAATGCCATCTTCCTTAAACAGACGAACTGCTATTGATAGTTCAATTTATTCTGATACTCAATCTAATGATTCTACGTCTGTACAGCGTGGGGGATTTAAGGAAATGAGCACAGAATTAGTAAATGCAATAATTCAAGCAATTCAAATGCAAAACTTTAATAGTAATAACGGAAAACCTATTGATTTACACTTATCTGTCAAAATTGGTGATGAATCATTTGGAGAACATGCCATTAAGGGTATTAATACCATTAACCAAAAGAATGGTAGAAATATGTTAAATCTTTAGAAGGAGGAAATGAGTGATTGTATTCTTTAAAAATTTCTGGGACAGTGGTTAATCCTGCCCCGCAAACTATGCAGGTAACAATTCAAGATATTGACGCAAAAGCAACGCGTGATGCACAAGGGTTACTACATCGAGATCGAGTAGCTACTAAAAGAAAAATCACGTTAGCATTTGGTGCACTAACAGTTCCAGAATGTGCAAAGATTTTAGGAGCAGTTAAAAGTGAATTTTTTAGAGTAGATTACTTAGATCCACAAGATGGAAATATGCGGTCAGGAACATTTTATGTAGGAGATCGAACAACACCTGTTTACTCTTTTATAGATTCAGTACCTGTCTGGAAAGGCTTATCCTTTGATTTGATAGAACAGTAGGAGGTGAGAAATATTGCTAACACAGACAAAAGAAGTTAGAGATGCTTGGCGAGCATCACAGAGAATATTAGACATTAAGGTAGTGGTTAATGGAAAAACGTATAGTGCTACTGATATTAACAGCTTGAAATACGATTCAGGAGCTTATACTGGTGATACATTTGCTATCGGTTCAACTTATTCAAATAGTGTTCAAATTGAGTTTTCACATTTAATAGAAAATCTAAAACTTGGTATGGAAGTTTTACCAAGCATTGGAATTAAAACGTCTAAAGGTTACATTTACGAACCATTAGGCGTTTTTATTATCTCTAGTGAAATCAAGATGGATCGCAATAACAATCTTACTTCCATTAGTGCAAGTGATAGATTTTGCGGGTTAGAGGGATCCTATAAATCTAAATTGGCTTATCCAGCAAAAGTTTTAGATGTAATTGCTGAAATCTGTGCACAATCAGGAGTCGAGACTAATGTGGATGACTTAGCTAGACTTCCACATCAAGCTGACTTAGCCAGTCCCATTACAGGGCAGACTTATAGAAAAGCTTTAGGTTGGATTGCACAATTGTATGCTGGGTATGCTACCTTTGATCGCCATGGCTTATTTACAATTAGAACTATTGCAGAACCTAACTATGAGCTGGATCCCAGTCAGTATGAACAAGCTGGTTTAACTAAAAATGAAGCTCCATATAGAATTAGCGGTATTCAGTGCCAAACTACAATTACTACTAAAACTAGAGATGGCGAAGATACTGATGAAACTAAAACTTATCAAGTTGGAGATTCAAATGGATCTCAAATTAAGCTTGAAAATAATATTATGACGCCTGATAGGTTAACTAATATTTGGGAGCAGATTAAAGATGTTAATTTCTATCCATTTAGTTTGAACTGGTTTGGAAATCCTGCTGTTGAAGCTGGTGATTGGTTAAAACTGCAAGACAAGCAAGGTAATAAGTTTATTGTTCCCAACAATAGCTACACGCTTGATTTTAATGGAGGTTTGTCAGCAACTTCTAAGGCAGATCAAACTTCTTCCACAGACTCTGTAATAGCTTGGGAGGGAACATTCTCTCAAACCATTAGAGAACTTCAAGGTCGTAAAGCACCAGATGGAACAGTGATTTTTCCACCTAGTGTAACTGAACTACCTACGAATGCCAAGCCTAACGATGTTTGGTTCAAGCAAAATGGTAATTCAACAGAATTGTGGGTGTTTACTGAACAAGAAGATGGGATTAGAAAGTGGGTTAGGAGGGATTTAACTCCTGACGAGATTAAGAAGCAAGTCCAAGAAGCACAAGCCGGCTTGAAAGGTGCCAAGAAAGAAATAGCTGATAATCGCGTTAAGGCTGATAAAGATATTGCGGAGCTTAATGCAAGTATAGCTGGGCAAAATTCAAAGATTGATGGATTGAGTACTAGTGTAAATACCGTTGTGATTCCTAAAGTCACTGATATTACTAATCAGATGTCTGATGTTGTTACTAAAGTAAATGAACAAAAAAATATTGTTACCGGTTTGCAAAATCAAGCTACTCAGCAAGGTAAGGATATATCTAAGATCACTACTGATGTTCACGGTGTTACGGTTGATTTAGCTAACCTTAATGGAGATGTAAGTCAAACCAAGGCTACTGTGCAAGGCCTGCAGACTACATTAGGGAATGCTCAAGGGGATATAACACAAATAAAGGTAGATGCCAAAAAGCTTTCTACTATCTTATCTGGCAAGGTTGATAATTCCACGTATGCAAATTTTGTTAATGCTACTAATAGTGCATTGAATGCTAAGTTAGTGGCGAGTGACTTAAAAGGCTATGCAAAGACCACTGATGTTCAAGCTACAGCTGATGGCTTGCAAGTAAATATTAATAGTTTAAGCGGTAAGCTAGACAATTTAGTTATAGGTAATAGGAATTTAGTACGTAATTCTGGTTTTCCAAAAAATACTGATTATTGGAGTGGGCCAGCTACAACAAGGCATGATTTCTATTATTCTAGTAAACAAACTTTATTTGTTCTTAATAATTCTAATTCTAGTGAAAATTTTGCTGAATCTGCTTATTTTCCATTAGAGAGAAATACCGACTATGTGGTCAGTTTTAAAGGCTTTGCTTCAACGAATGTATCAAGTTATAATGCTTTTATTCTCGCCAGAAAATACGGTGAAAATACTAAATATACAACTGTAAAGCACCTAGTGGATGCTAAAAGGTTATCTCCAAGTAAAGTAGATTACATTAAAGATTTAATTTTTAATTCTGGAGAAAACGATGAGGCATATATCAGATTTGACAACAACGGATCATCTGATGGTAAACAAAGTGGTTTGTATTTTACAGAAGTAAAAGTTGAGCAAGGAAACAAGTCGACAGCTTGGACACCAGCTCCTGAAGACGAACAGGAGCGTATAAATGGAATAACTTCACAGTTATCTGCTCGAATAACAGCTAATAGCCAGCAATTTAGTTCTTATTATTCTAAGACTGATGTTGACCACAAAGTAAGCGGAGTGCAGAGTCAAATTACTCAGAACGCGACAGGATTACAGACTGTGGTTGCTAAAGTGGACAATATTAGAATAGGCGGAACTAATCTCATTAGAGATTCTGCTATGCGTGCTGACTCTCACACAGCTTGGCAAGAAGCGGGGGCAGTTACTTGGCATGACAGTAGTGTAGAAATAAGAAAAGGCGACTTAATACAAAATATACCTGCTAAGCCAAATACTACCTATACTTTTAGTTTTGATTTGTATTATCAAGATTTTAGTAATGCATGGGCTAATCAATTTTTCTTTGTGGAATATACAGATACGAATTTCAATAAAACTACACCTAAGTATGTAGACCATCGCTGGGCAGGTAATCAATTTCCTAATACAGCTGGTCGAAAAGACAAGAAGCTAACTTTTACTACTCAAGGTGATTGTAATGGGTTGAAAATGTATATCCGTCAAGAAGCTAATCAAAATCCTTTTCACATTTACAATCTTAAATTAGAAGAAGGAAACCAAGCTACTGATTGGAGTCCAGCGCCAGAGGATAAAGCTAATCAGTCTGATTACTCTGCTTTATCTCAAACAGTACGAACTATACGAAGCGAAGTTACTAATAACATTAATGGTTTGCAATCCCAAATTACCCAGAATGCAAATAACATCAACTTAAAGGTAAACGCTGTAGGGGATTTATCTAATATTTGTTTAAATCCTAATTTTATGGATGGTAGTACATTAGGTTGGGAAAACATATCTAGTTCTACTGGAAATGGAGGAAGTCCGTCTAAATTTTATGGAGGAATTAGTATACGAGATGGATTTTATGGAAATATGTTTTCAGTATCAGCGGGAGATAAATATTATTTTTCTGTTTTTGCATGGCAAGATCAATCTTCGCATAATTTTAGTATCGGTTTAACTTATTTACAAAAAGATGGTAGCTGGAACTGGCAATATGCTATAACATTTGCACCAAGTGAAGGCGGAAGAGAAAAAACAGGAACCATTACTATTCCTTCAAATGCAGTTAAAGCCAGAATATGGGTTCAAATTGATGCTTACTCTGATTACGGTCATTGGTGGTTCACTAATGTCAATGTGAGAAAAAATGATACTCTTGCACAAATCAACATGTCCGCCGGCACCACACTGATTCAGAATGACAAAATCTACATGGATGCAAGTTCTACTGTGTTCAGTGGTAAGGCGTTTATCCCTAACGCTGCAATCACTAATATCTCAGCAGACAAGATTAACACAGGTACTTTAGACGCGGGTAAGATTAACGTAATCAACTTAAATGCCAACAACATCACCACCGGTACTATTAATGGTGCTAACTTGAAGATTAATCTTAATAGTGGAGATGTAAATTTTCAACATGGACGTATCCATAATTGGAGCAATACATTAGATATAAATATTGATCAGAATTATATTTCTACTGCAAATAATGATACTAAAGCAATATTAAAAAATGGTGAACTTCAATTAACTCAACCACAATTGTTTGATTTAAGTCCTGATCCTTATTTAAGGCTTTGGAATAATGGAACAGCAGGAGATTTTTCAGTTGCAAGTCTAGATGTAAGAAATGGAATTGCTATTCAACCCAAAGATTATAGGGGAAATTCTATTTATGCCCTATTAGGACTTCTTGCAAATAACTCATGGGCCGGATTTTATACTGGTAAATGGGGCGGTATAGATAATAAGCTTTTAACGGCAATTGGTGGAGCTGATCAGGGAATTACTATTCATGGCGGTGCTCATTTCCAAGATACTAGTAGTTTGGGAAATGAGTCTTTTCCAATGATCACAGTTGGAAGCGATCGCTTGGGAACTACTTTTGGCAATACTAAAATAGTAATTAATGCTGAGTATACTTATTTTCCAATGAGTTATACCAAAACAACTGGCTCTGCTCCAAACGCTTTTATTGCAAGCGATGGTGCTCTAGTTCGTTCAACATCAGCATCGAAATATAAAACTGACATTCAACGTAGTTATTCAACAGAGTATGGTGACAAGCTTTTAAACCTACCAACAGCCATCTGGACTGATAAAGGTCAAAAGGAAAGATATGAAGCAGGTAAACGTCATATTAAACCTGAAAAATACTTCGGTATGATTGCAGAAGATTTAGCTGATGCTGGCTTAGATCTCTTAGTTAGTCGGAATCCAGAAACACATGAAATCGAAGGTATTCAATATGAAAGAATAGCGCCTGCGCTTTTACCAGTAATTAAAAAATTAAAAGATAAAGTAAATAGATTGGAGAAACAAATAAATGAATAATGATAACGCAATTTCGCAAAAATTAATTAACAAGTTAGCAACTAGTGAGTATAACAACGCAATTTTACAAGTAAGAATTGACGAATTAACTCAAGAAGTAAATCAATTAAAGTCAGAAAAGGAGAACAATAAAGATGTTAAAAACAAGTAAGTCAATTGCAATTTCAGGAAGATCAATGGTGGAAGATAAGCAGGTCGCTACTTTTAATGCGAATATTTATGAAGCTAACGCGTCTGGTGGTAGTGATAACATCAATATGATTATTACTGACCGTGATTTATATGATGCAAATAAAGCTACAGTTAGAAAAGATTTGCAAGACTTTCAAAGTAAAGTCTGGTCCGCTCAAGATGAAGTTATGGCGAGCGCTGATGAAAAGGCGAGTGAGGGATAATGAAACGAACTCATATAGGAAGTAATATAAGCGATAACTTCCAACTGTTTTTAATTGGGCTAGCCTTATCAGCTATGGGAATACTACTTTGGACAGATCATACATACTTCTTTTGGCCACCACAGTTTGCTAGGCTTATGAATGATGATGGTTTGGACGCTGTAGCTGTGGTTACTGGATTTGGATTACTATATTACGCAGTTACAAATGAAAAGAGCAATACAGTAGCAGGAGTTTTGTTAAGCATCTCAGCAGGCTTTACAGGGCTGGTTGCGTGCATTCAATTAATTCATGCTATTTTTGCAGGACAAGCACCTATGTTTTTAGGCTTTATCTTGTCCTGTTTTTTATTGGCGGAAATTTTATATACGGCAAGAACTAGAGATACGCGATAAGAGGTGAGGACACTTGCATGACTTAATTCAAGATCTAATTAATCTAGCACAAGTGTTGACACCTATAATTCTTGGAGTACTAACTTGGAACTTAAATTCTAAGAAGACTAAGCATGATGGCTTAGCAGATGATAATGACAGGATAGTGAAAGAAAATAAGCGTCTTACTAAGTTGAATGCTGAAAAGGATAAAGAAATAAATAATTTATTGAAAGAGAGAGATAGAAAATGAGATTAGATATTAATTTGATTTGGGCAATTGTTGTCCTATTAGTTGCAGGAATGGCAACTGCCTATAGTTTAAATAAACAAAAGTTAGAAAAATTGGCGCTCACACATCCCAAACTTGCAAAAGTCTTAGAAACAGCCGGCGTGTTAGCATTGAAAGCTACCATATATCAAGCATCCCTTGATAATAAAGATGGATCAAAGAAACTTTATGATGCAACAGATGAAGTTTTCTATCAATTACAAAAACTCTATCCAAATCTTCCTATTGATAGAGTTACTGTAAGGAATATTGTTCAACATGAGTATGAAAAGCTTGTAGTTGATTCAAAGAAAGAAGCTTAAAAATGACACAAACAATTAAAAACAGAGCCTATGGTGTTGACGTATCAGACTGGCAGGCATCTGACTTATCAGCTATGGCATCAGCTGGATCAAAATTTGCTATTGTAAAAGTGTCAGAGGGTTTAGATTATCGTAATCCTAAGGCACAATCTCAAATTTCTACTGCAAAAGCTAATGGTATGTTGCCAATGGCTTATCACTATGGAAGATTTAGTGGCAATAGCAATGTAGCCGTTCAAGAAGGTAATTATGCAGTTGCTTCTGCGAAAGCTGTTGGTCTTGAAGCAGGCACTTACTTAGCTGCCGACTGGGAAACAGGTAGTGGAAACGTTATTTCTGGTAATGCTGAGGCTAATACAAATGCAATCTTAGCTTTCTTAAATGTAGTCGTTAAGGCCGGATATACGCCACTTCTTTACTCTGGTGCGTCACTTTTAAAGAGCAAAGTAAATCTTGCTAAAATTGTTGCAGCATATCCTAATTCAATCTGGGTAGCAGCATACCCACTAGGTAGTGGCACTGCAGTAAGTGAACCAAACTTTGGTTACTTTCCATCAATGGACGGAGTAGCAATTTGGCAATTTACTAATAACTGGAAAGGTTTGGGGGTTGACGGAAATATTAGCTTAGTTGATCTTAAAGTTGACGGTAAAGCAGTATCTCAACCAGCTAAGCCAGCTTCTACTTCAAGTCAAAAGTCTTGGACCGATGTACAAGGTATGACCTGGCATGAAGAACATGGTACTTTCATCACTGGTGGAGCAATTAATCTTCGCTGGGGTGCCAATACGCAAAGCACGTTAATTGACACTTTACCAACAGGTTCAGAAGTTAAGTATAATGCTTGGGCTAGAGATAGTGCTGGGCGTGTATGGTTACAACAACCGAGAGAAAATGGTAAGAATGGCTATTTAGTAGGTCGTGTTGGTACAGAAGCATGGGGAACATTTAAATAATCTGATATAATAGGACTGACCAAGCTAAGGAACTCTAAGTGAGCTTAGCTAACGTAATCTAGTTTAGTAGGACTGGCTAGGTGCGTTCTAAATCCTACACAATAGCCACTCTGGAGAGATTATTTCTCTAGAGTGGCTATTTTTTTGTATTATTTTTAATAATTTTTATTGATAATTGAAAGGAGGAAATGAGATGGCAAAAAATAAAAAAAGGCTTGATAGAGAAACTCAAGTGAAAATAGCTAAATACACAGCAATTGCCGCTTGGTCAGTTCCCGCAACAGAACTCATCAAGTTAGCTAAATCTCTAATCAAAACCTTTTTCAAATAAATTAAAAACGGCAAGGCTTCGGTCTTACCGTTTTGCCATCTCAAATATACCATGACTAAGAAAGAAAAGAAATACTATACTTATGCAGGAATAGCTTTATTTATTGGATTCATACTATATTTAATTAGAAAGTTGGTTTTAAATGGCTAAAATTACAGAAGCAAGAGCTAAAGCTAATAAAAAATGGGACGAAAATAATAAAGCTAGAAAATTATATATAAATAAACGGTCAACTTGTAAAAGCTTTATTTTGAATTTAGCAACTGAGGAAGACTTAGAAAATATAAAGCAATATGTTGCTGATCGAGAAAAGCGATTAGGTATCCAAAAAGGGACAAGAAAGGGACAAATAATTGGCAAATAG